AGAAGCGCCTGTAGGACCAGAAGCACCTGATATACCGGACTTACCGGAAGCACCAGAAGCGCCTGTAGGACCAGAAGCACCTGATATACCGGACTTACCGGAAGCACCAGAAGCGCCTGTAGGACCTGTAGGACCCTGAGCTCCAACTTCGGTTTCCCAAGAAGTTGTAGATGAATTATAAACTTTTATCTGATTATTAGTTGTATCATACCATATCCATCCGTCTTGTGGACTAGATGGAGCGGTGGCACTTGCAAAATGGTCCTTAGGCGCGTAGCTACTTTGCGCTTCCGCTTCTGTTAGTACATCTGCACCAATAATCTGACTAGCTTTTAATTTAGGCATCTATAACTCCAAATACTTTACTTTTTCTTCTTTTGAACGCGTTTCTTCCTAACAGCTGCTGCTGTTGAAACAGGTTTTTTAGAATTTTTTAATTCTTGTGCTTTTGTTTTATATCCATCTTCAAATCCACTTTGCTTGGCAGATTCTACTTCTCGATCAAAAGCATCATTTAGAGCAGATAGCAATCCTGTCATAAACTCAAGAGATTTTTCAATCTCAAAAATTTTCATCAGCTGTTTCTCTTTGTTTAACTCAAGAATTGCTAGCTGCCCTTTTAATGTTACAATATTACTATCAATTGCTTGCAAGGTTTCATGCTGTTTCTGTAACTCAGCTTTTTTTCCTTCAAATATATTTTCATGATAAGTCATATTTATTTTTGGTTACTTATTAATTACTTACTACGCCATTGGTCCCCATAACATTATTTCATCGCCTGATTCCAAACTAAAATCTAGTTCACTAGCATTAAATGTTATATCTATGTCGTTAACATTGTCTACAATACTAGTGATAGCAGCTAGTTCCACCGCCATCCCATTTACAAATGCAAGCCACTGACTTTTATCAGATGCAGTTCCTGTACTATGGAAAGAGTCATGAATATTTTTAGATGATACTTTAGCAACTGTTCCGCTAACATACGCAGCTGGTGCATTAGTTAGACTGTTTACCCATGCTATTTCAGGTATAGTGACATTAGTTCCTGTTGAGCTTGCTACTTCGCCTGTGGAAGCTGTATAACTTAGGTTTGTAGCGACGTTTACCTGAGCTCCAGAATCTACACCGTCTAACTTATCTTTGTCTGTATCAGACATAAGACCGGGGTTAGTTCCGTCTGCTTCAGGAAGAGTTACATCAGTTCCAGTAGAACTGGTTAAGACTCTTGTAGAAGCTGTGTACCCTAAATTCGTATCGACGTTTACTTCTGCTCCAGAAGCTATTCCTGCGAACTTAACAGCATCCGCATCAGCCATAAGGCCTCCTGTTGTTCCTGTTATTTCTGCTATTGGGCTTGTATACGTAGGAGCTGCTCCTGTGTAAATACGGGATTCAGACCCTGACACACCTGCAATCCACTCTGTCGCAGACTCGTCCCAAATTAAACTTGCATCTGTAGAGCCATTACGTCCTACATGTATACCAGCATCTGCTCCAGTGTTAGCTGTGCCGTCTGTGTAGTTAATCTGCATTATCGGGTCAGCGATTTGGATAACTGTAGAATCAATAGTTGTGGTAGTTCCTTGAACATCAAGATCCCCCCAAACTTTTAAATCCTTTGTTGCTCCATTACTACCGACCTCAACATTTGCAGTAAATATATTGTCAGCCAACTGATTTAATTGTGCGGCTGTTGCTGTGACCTCGGTGCTGTCGATCTGTAGAGTGTTTACGTCTAAAGTACCATTAACAGTTAAGGTATCAGCTGCATCCACAGTTAAATTAGTTTGCCTACTTAAATCAATTAAAGGCATAATTTACTTCCTCCGTTGTTTAGCTTGTTTGTTCTTTTTGAAAGTATACACCGATCAAGTCACTTTCAACTAAGTTAATACTGCCACCATTACTCGTATTGTGGATAACTATAAAATCATCTCCAATATGGAAATCGGTTGGTGCAGTGATTGTTGTTTGGTTTGTATGAGATAAATAATAAACCCCATTAACAATGACCAAAATTGATCCATTTCTTATTGTTTCCCCTGTATTTAAAGATATCATAAACTTGTCTCCAAAAGAATCTGAAATCTTATTAGTAACTAGTAGTCTTTCAAAATATTGTGCGTTTTCAATTACTAAGTCGTCAATACGAGACTCTAAAATAGCATCATTATTATTCCATGTTACTCGGCCTTGATTAAAATCATCGCTAGTTTCAACTGTATTTACTCTGTCGGGCATTACTGTAAATTAACCTCGTATACTTCATCCTCTAGAGAAATTTTACTTGCTTGAATAATCTGCTCTATAACAAACCCATATACTTCCTTAGTTCTAATGGACTTTACCATTCAACGTGTGTTGCGCTCATCAACCACCACATCTTTTATCTGAAGAGGCGGGTAATTTAAAGTAGTGATCATAGTATCTGAAGGGCGTCAGTCTCCAAACATATTAATTTGATTATACTTTGGAGAAGGTGTTACAAGAGCTTTAAAAGTAATTGGATCAAAATACCCATCTATCCAACCTGTTCCATCACATACATCACAATCATCATATTTAATTCGGTATAAAGTTTCATCCCAACACTCTGTACAGTGTTGGCCTCAAGAGCGTCTTTTTAAAAGCGTTAAAGTTCTGCCAGAATGCTTTTCAAGTACAAGTTTTTTACGTCTGATAATTTCTCTATGATGCTTATTTGTAGTAAGATCTTGTAAATATACTGGAGGCTCTGGGTAAACTTCTGACTCACCTGTGGAAGTATGCTTTACTTTAAACTTGTAATACCACAATCTATCTGGGTGATGTAATCCAGATAAAGTCGTATCAGAATAGGAATATGCAGTAGAAGAAACGCCTGAAGCTACTAAATCGTACTCAGAAATATTAGAGCTAGGTGCTTCACACCTATACACATCTATACTATAATCGGAAAAAGTTTCACTAGGGGAAGATTCGAATGACCAAGTAAGATCTAAACTATCTGGATTATATGAGTGTACATCTAAAGTCTCAAGAACTATCATGACACTCTTACCAGATTATATCATCATTGTTGGAAAGGAGTCCGTACTCGGACCCAACTCCGCCATACGCATCATCTACGTTACTACCTAGTTTCAAAGCTTGTAGCCCACGAACATACTTATTGATAAGTACGTTATAATAGTTAATATACCTTCCGTACTTATCCATGTCCTGAACTGTTACTCCCCCGCCGTCATTATAAGTGAGAGTGTTTCTGGAAGATATTATTCCTTTAGAAGTTAGTACTTGTAAAACAGCCCCATACTTCAATAAATTTCAGCTGGGGACTTCAGAAAATTTTAACCAGTTTGTTGCCGGTAGAAACTCATAGTTCATTTCGTCCAAAGCATCTTGAAGAAAATGATATAGCTCAATGTCTGTAGACTCTTTTGTCTGGTCTAAAACATTTAAAGCTTCTGTGTCTCCTAACCATGTACGTAGTCGATTAACATATAATTGATCCTCAAAAGGGATCATATCTAACATTAGCTGCTGTCTATTAGGCATTGTCGTAATCCTCCAGAATAACTATAGTTACTCCTCCATTAGTGGGGACTGTGAGTTTATCACTATTTGTATAAGTTATTTGGAACTCTCCTAGAAAAGCTCCTGCGGTGTTAGTATCACTACTGACTCATGAATACCTAAGGCGTCCATCTGACCCATTGGCATTATTACTATCTGCAGCTGGTAGTAAGGTAATATTAGAACTAGTGTTCACCTTTATAGAGGATCCTTCTGCACTTATCATAGTAAACTTAACTTCTTGAATTTCTGGTCCACTGAGGTCTATCGGAGACCCATCAACCCCGTATAATACAACATCCAAAAAAGGTCTTGTATCATTTCGTTTCATATATATTGTACTCGTGGCCATAACTTTTCCTCTATACCTAAATACTTGTGATAGTAGTTTGTTTACTTTCGACTTCTAGTTCAGTTTCTAAAGTATCTAATAACTCTAAGCGAGCAGCTACTATACTACCTACCTCTATTTCCATGGCTTTATAATTATCTATCGGAAATATTCCAAAGACAAGTTCACCAAAAGTCATATCAGCAAAATCGGAGCTGAACGAAAGAGAGCTTCCTCAGCCCCCCTCTGGAGATATAGGGAATACTTGTGGGTCTTCTCCCATATCACGAATTATTTGTAAGTAGTTGTCCGGTAGCTGTAGCATCAATTAAATATACTCGAAATAAATCCTATAGTCAAGATAAAAATAAAAAAGGGGCGCCCGAAGACACCCCTTAAATTACACCTTATATGCTAAGTAAGCTAATCGATTAAGATTTAGCTAAACTAATTTTAGCACAAGCGTCAGTATTACCAATACCGATACCTAAAGTTTCGTAAGCAGCAAAAGAAATAACATTCTTTTTCTTTTCAATCCAGAATTTTGTATCATTCAAGACATTAAAGTTACCTAAGAACTCTTGGCCAGCAAAAGCATACATGTAATGGTTTGAACCATCAGATAACAAATCAACTTTGTTTGAAACAATTAACTTACGGCCAAACAATGAAGAGTAAGAATATCCATTTACGGACATTTCAGCACCCACTGCATCACCAACAGTTGTTGCATCCCACATGAAGAGTTTGTTAAACATTACTGTAGACATAAGAATAGTCTCAGCTCTTAACTCACTACCATCAAGTGTGTTAAACAAGGTTTCGAAAATATCTTTCTTAAACGCACCAGAAGCTTGCCAATCGCCGTTAGCGAAAGATGTGTTATTGCTTGAAGCAGTAACTGCAGCATCTACTGTTGCGATGAAGTTTTTATCTTCGATTTTTTGAATATCTTTAACGCTGTTACGTTCAATTACTTCCGTAAGAGGCATCTCATATGCCAATAATTCTTCTTCAGTTTTTTGGAAATCTTCTGAAGAGATCATGTAGAAAGGAATTTCGTAACGTTCGCCTTGCAAATAGTTTGCAGTAGGCTGTCCGCGAAAGTTAACAGTCATAGCCTTTGAATCTGGCTCGATGTCAACGATACGTACTAAACCATCATGATTTACAGAACGTTGTAAATCGGCTTTTGTCACATATTCAGGTTGAATTACTTTACGTGCGAAAGAAACTTCGCGTAGTTTTTGTCTGATAAAAGCAGACCCTTCCATTGCAACTTTTTCAAGTCCTTCAGAAGAGTTAAGCTTCTGAACAAACAATTCATTAATTGTACTTGCAGAAATATTACTCATTATTATACTCTCCTAATTAAACGGTTACAAATTCAAGGGTTCCAGCTGCTGCGTCATGCGCTACCGCATAAGCAACAACCACGCCGCTTCCGCCACCGTCTAACTTACCGTCAGTATCTGCATACAATGCAGCTCCAACAGCAGGTGTTCCGACGAATTGGTCAGTAAGCGCTCTGTAATTACCATACATAAGTGTGATCTGGCCTGTCGCGTCAACGTCATAAGACCATTCACTATTATCATGCTCAGTCCATACTGCGTAGCTAGCTGCGCCAGCTGCAATAGCTCCGTCAAACTTTACCCATGAGCCTTGTGTAAGGCCAGAAAGGGAAGCAGGTTCGACATCAAACCGAGAGATATTATTAATATCACTAAGAAGTTTTAACATTTTGTGTCCTCCAAATGTTCATTAATAGTTTTCTAAAAGTAGTCTAGTTAAAGGGTCAAGAGATCCGTCATCTTGAAGTTCATCACTGAGAGTTCCAAAAACGAAGCTATAGCTTCCTTCTTTTTGGAGTTCAATGGCCTTCTCAATAACCTCCAGCTCTTTAAGCGATTTCTCGCCAAGCTTTGTAAGCGTTGGAAACACTTCTTCAGCTGCTATACTGCCTTTCTTGTACAGTTCTGAAACAATCTCAGCAGATTTTTCCTTTATAAAGAGCTCATCCTGCAAACCTTCTTTCTCTTCTTGAAGAGATCGAATTGCCGTTGCGGCTAATTTATTTAACTTTTCTTGTTCCATATATTAGATACCCATCTGCGGCACGCGTCCGCGTTTTAAGCCCTCAACAAAAAAATTTGCTGCAATTTGTTTCCTCTGTTCACGGTCAATACGCTCGTCATATTGGTGAACCAGCATTCCTCCACCGATTGCTCCAGCTGAAGCAGCTAAAGCGCCTGATATTAGTTTGCCAATTGATCCAGGTTTCCCCTTCTCAATTTTGTTAGCTTTCGCTAAAAGTTTCTGTGTTTTATCATTTAATTTTGCCGCTTCATGAGCTCGTTGTGCACTTCGTAATGCTTTTTTAGCTTTTCATGTTTGGCCAAACACACCTGTTTTCTCAATAGATGCTTGATCAGCTTCTATTAAATAGCTCGCGACTTTTTCTATATCATTTATAGAATAATTTGCAAACCTAGCAGACAAAAAATTATCTGCTAGGTCTACATATTTATTTAAAATAGCGTAAGCTAATTTATCCACTGAATTACTGTTCGTCAGTTTCGTCTGGCAAATTAGTTGCCAATTCTTCAACAAAAGAACGTGCCATAACCTGGCCAGCTTCTACGTATTCAGCAATTTTATCCATTGACTCTTCTTCTTCAATGTCTGCATCTAACATATAAGCAGCAAGTTTTACAACATCTTCTTCAGTGTAATCATTATCATATTCTTCAGCTAAGATTACGTCTGCAGCTTCTGCATATTTAGCAATAACTTCAACACGTTCAGCTACAACTGCTTCAGCTTCTTTTTGCATAGCTTCTTCAGCTGCTGCTTCTTCAGCTTTAGTATTCATATTTTCGTAAGTTTCTAGAAGTCCCATTATTATTCCTCCCCAAAGTAAGCGTTATAAAGAGTGCCTAAGATACGTTCTTCAGACGTTTCTTCAGCTTCAGCTGTCTTTTCTTCTTCAGCTTCAACCGCAGCTTCGCCACCTACTGGAGCGTTTTTATCTGGATTTCCGTCTACTGCAGTGGATCCAAAAGTCTCATCAACTGCTTTATTAGGAGCAGGCATAATAACACCATCAGCTTGTACATAAGAACCTTGTGCAGCTGCTTCATATTCACGAAGTTTATTGATAACTGCATCAGCTTTACCAGCTTCAGGTACATCACCTGTAACTAGTTCAACAGGTTTCTTGCTCATATCAGCTGAATGCCCTGTGTAAACACCAGTAGCTACTGCAACTTTTTGAAGTTCGTCCATGAAAGCTCTGGCCATTACTCGTCCTTGTGCGTCGTATTCAGCGGCTAGTTTTTCAGTTTCTTCTTCAGCTTCTTCAGTTGCTTCTTCAGTTGCTTCTTCAGCTACTTTTTCTTCTTCAGCTTCTTCAGTTGCTTCTTCAGTTGCTTCTTCAGTTACTTCTTCAGTTGCTTCTTCAGCTACTTTTTCTTCTTCAGCGTCTTCAGTTGCTTCTTCAGTTGCTTCTTCAGTTGCTTCTTCAGCAATACCGTCAGCAAATTTAGCTTCAGCTGTTTTCTCAGCTTCCAAAGACTTTAAAATTTCATCTATGTTAAGTCCCATAATTTATTCCTCGATTAGTTCGTTATATAACTTGTTTAGAGATTTATTATCCATTTGAGATAATAATTCAGCTCTTTTAATTAGACGTAACCCACTTGATGCGAGTCCACTCAACCCTAAAGCTGTTAAAAACGGATGTTTACGGAGAAAATCATTTGTTTTTGTGATAGCTTTTCCACGTCTAACATCTGCTTCTGCCTTTCCAGCAGCAAGATAGCTCACAGGAATCGACACTAAAAGTGATGGAGCAAAAGCTCCGGCTGACTTTTGAAATGACGATTCTTGCAAAGCCAGAGAACCTAAGGTTCCGGCTCCTACTACTAATGGCATCAGCCACGGGTATTTTTTCACAAGTTTAAAAAATCCAGATAAATTCTTCTTATCCATCATTTTTGCGTAACCTGTGTAAGCAGCTCCCAATCCCGCTAATGGTAGTAAGGGGGATTTATGTGGGCTTAATAAAGGCTCTGGAGTATGTCCAAAAACCATTTTCTTTAATTGGCTGGGTTCAGCTTCAATTTGCTTGTCCCATCCAACATCGGTTTCAGATTTTGGCAAAATTCCATGCTTTCTTAACAACTCTAAAAGAGCCTCTTTGTCTTTTTCGTCCATTGACCCAATAGCTACTTCAAAATCCTCGAGAGGATCTTCTGATGCAACTTTTTCAAGTACTCTGGACACCACCAGTGGTTTTGTTAGGCTCATTTTTAAGACCGAGTCACCTAACACCCCTGCTACCTTCTCATTAAAATGCTCATAGCTAACAGAAGATAGTTCCACACCTGTATTTTCAGGAGAAAATACTATATGCTGTCTATCTAATTCATCAGCCAACTCACGTTTTCCAACAGAATAAAGAGCTAATTTTTGAAAATCATCACGTCTAGGCATAATTCTTAACCCTAAAAAAGTAGACATTACTTCTTCTAAAGGAAATTGAGATAATTTTTCAATTTCTTTTTTATCAAGTCTAGCTTGACTAGCATAAACTAGGTCTTTAGGGTCTTTAGAAAGGGCACTGAGATCAGCGGGAACATCAATTTTTTTCTTAATGTCTGCATTACTTTCGAATGCACTTTCTTTTAAAGCCTCAGCAAGTTCTGCACTAGACGTCACAGCCTCTTCTTCTGCACTGGCTAACTTAGCAAGAAAGCCTGCAGTACTGTCGGCAGGGATTGTTACAACGCTGAGGTCAAAGAATTTTGGTCTTGTATTAATGGCAAACACACGCCGGCCATCATCAAGAACACGGTTCATTTTAGTTTTTAAGTGTGCACAATATTGTCTTAAAGTTTTAGCTTTATTACCGCACACCGAACATACATCATAAGGAACTTTACAGCCCATAGATACAGCTGGTAAATGTCCCTCATTTAATTTTTCAATGACTGGAGAAGCTTTAGAATCATCTAATTCTAAAACAAGTTCTACTCTATTCATTCCTGGATTAAAATGAGAAAAAACAACTCGTCCCATAGCTTTGCGAGGATCTTTATTCACATGATGCTTATAGACGTGTCCATTCGCTTCAAAAGTTTTATGATACTCACGAAGTGCTTTATGGGGGAAGTAATCTCCATTTCTATTGGAGCCATAGAACTCGCCAGCAGACATAGCATTCACTAATGCATATGTTTTCTTAGCTTTACGTTCTAAGCTATCAATAAATTCTCTAATATCTTCTGAATACTCAGCAACCTTGTTGTGATGGTCAGAATCAATGAGAGTGAATACTTCGGAGTCATGATCCCCGTAGTGATACTCTAGAATTTTATCCATATATTAGATAGTATGTATAGTTTTGTTGCCGCCAAACTGGAACTTATTTCCACCAGAAGAGCCTTTTAGATTAGAGACTGTTTCAAGTGTTCCTAAGCCAGGTTTACGACTACGTTTTGTGTCTTCAATACTTCCTTCAATCTGCACTAAATTTTTGACTGTATCATGAGGAGGTCCTCCAATACTGTCAAAGGAATCTAGAGATTGTTTTAAATACGCTCCAGCTGCTAACGGATCAGCGGCAAGACTTGGAGCAAACTTGTAAAGGTGGTCCCAATACATCATTACCTTATCAAATGGGTACTCCTTTAAATCTGGGTGTAATTTAATTACTTTTTGAAAGATGGGGTCTTTTGCTTTCTCATGTTGACGTCCTTTCCACCATTCAACACCGCCTTCCGCAACCAGCTCAAGTCCTAAAGCTCCAGCTACATACCCTAAGCCTTTTAAAGCAGACCTTCCAACAGTTTCCCAAGCAGAAGGATTCTTAGATCCAGAACTTAGCCAACCTGCTTGTTTTTCTAGCTCAGAGAAAAATCCATATAATGTGTAACTATTCATATTAATACATTGCCTTTCTATATTTAGGAGCGAGCATTTGTTTTTGTAGAATTTCGCCTTGATCTTTACGACCTTTCGCTTTACCGCCCCAATATGCTAGGCCAATACCTAGCCCACCTAATACTAGTTTTGGTTTTGATAAAACTTTTAAAGCTTGTCCTACAATACCGCCCATTGTTTGTCCAGCCCCAACTGCAATATTTTTAATTCCTGATCCAATCCCGGCTGCCTCTTTTTCTAGTACCTCGTATTTATCTTCATAAGCAATTGCAGCGTCTATAATTTTATTATATCTTTCTGCATATTTTTCAAGCTCTTCACAAGCCATATATAAATCTGACTTAGGATTAACTATACCAGAGTGCTCAGCTTCTTTTGTTAAATCTATTGTCGGAAGAGTTTCTTTACTATATTCAGAGAAATCCTCTTCAATAAAGTCAGTGAAGTTTGGAGCTGCTTCTGATGCAATTTTAATTATGTCTATAAATGGAGTTCCTTGAAGCAAAGCTTGTTTAGACATACTCCATACTTTGTCGTAAGTATTGATAAAATTAGTTCGTACTTTATGAGACTCATCAATTAAAAACGCATGTGTACCTTCAAGACGAGCAGCATCTTTTTCAATTTCAGAAAGAGTCCTAGAAGAATTTTCTGCTGTTTTTTCCATCTCAGGTTCCGGTGTATCCATAAATCTTGTAGGTGCTGCATCGTAGTCATCCAAAGAAGCTGTCTTCTCTACGTGACTTACGACAGTCTTATGAATTTCCTTAGCATCAGCTAAAGGAAAATCTACATAGTTATCTTCCGCTGTTTTAATCATACTAAGATACGTGTTGGTATTTGCTGATTCAACTACACGAGCTATTTGGTGCGAATTTAAGCCATGTGTCGAAGCTTGCTTTTCAATAGTATCATTTAAAGGGGTGTTCGAGGTAAGATAGGCTTTGGCCGCCTGTTTACCAAATTTATCTAAATCGTGTGATGTAATCATAGTAATTTAATATAGTTCTTAGTTAAAACAATGTCAAGTATAAAATTTAAATTCTAAAAGCTTTGAAAGTTCCCCATCTTATGATAAAGGTCCCCTGCTAAAGCTGCGAATAAGGTCGCATGATAAAAATCATCTGGGCCTGTGTTAATATAACGCATTACATTAGTATCTTCATTATAATCTATTTGGATATTTAAAATGTCTTGCATAAAAGTATCTGTATTATCATCCCATTTTGGGAGAATTATATTGCCTTTTTCAAAGTCAGAGAAGAAATTAGCCATTACCTGTGTTCTGTTTAAAGTGTATGCAGGTAGTTTGGCATTCCATCTTACCAATTCTTTTTGATTAGGCAGGTGCTGAAAAGATATTACCTTTTCAACTCCCAGTCTTTTTCTAAACTCCGAATTAGATGCCTCTCCCATTCCATAGTCTGATGCAATATGAGTGCAATTCCATTTCTTAAATAGTTCAGGAATATCATCATGAATAAATGAGTACTCGGCTTGTTTTCCCATATATTTTTTAGCATATAAAATTCTAGGTATTCCATTTTCCATACGAACAATACTAATAGTCGTGAATGACTTTTCAGAATTTACAGGTCCATAGTCAATTCCTAAAAAGCAAGGTTGCTGTTTATCATACTCAGTAGGTTCCGCACTCATTTCCCCTCCTGTACAGACTTCCCTCAATTGGTCCTTCGTAATAGGGGTTATTCCAGCATCATAAGAAAGAGCTAATGTTTCATTATAAAAAAGCGCTTTTGATTGTCTTTCTCGTTTGTCTATTATATCTCGTTTCCAGTCTACCCAAGGAGCGTCATGAAAGTGGAGTAAACACACTCTAAATCCTTCTAGTTCAGGGCCTTTACTTCCTGTCGATACCCATTGGCCTCTCTTAGCCGACAATTCTCCTCCACATTTTTTACATATTAGTCCATTTAAACCTATATTATCCTCGTCAAGAAGATTCCATTTACCACAATGTTCACATTTAGGCATCCATTCATTTTTACTAGAGTCTTCCCACCTATCTGCCAAAGGTCCTCTGGAGCGTTTCGGAGTTCCTACATACATACTATACTTGTACTCCGATCTACTCATTGTTTCCTCAATAACACCAATGTTGTCTTCCATTTGATCCTGCATCTCATCAAAAAGGTTCATGTCCGCTGAGTACCCTCTAATTCTATCAGCATCTAAATAAGCATAGCGTAAATACATGCGAGAGCCATTTAATAACTGCTTCATAAATACGTTTTGTACAATTGATGGGCTTAGGTAGTGCTTTTTAACAAAAGGACTACTATCCATAATTGGTGCTACTCTGTCATGTGAAAAAACTTTTGTCTGATCCACTGAAGGTGAAATATACAGTGTCTTAAAGTAAGGTGTTAGTATACTATTAGTCACCATCATATTAGCCAGTGTAGTAGACTTAGCAGTTTGTCGACTAAATTGTAAAACAATTTTAGGATGATCTAAATTATAAATTGCCCTTAGATGTGGGTAGTCATCTAGTGACAATATTTTTCCATTTAAGTGCAAAAAACTTTCTGCAAAGTCACTTTTTGCGAGTTCTATAACTCGTTTATCCATTAAGACCTCTTATCGACTTTGTGCGTGTCGTATTAAAGACGGCTTCACATAATACTTTCGCTTACGAAGCTGGTCCATTATACCTGCTCTATCTACTCGTCTAGATAGTCGACGTAATGCGTCTTCAACATTTCCGTCATGTACATACACTTTTAAGCCCTCGTCCCTAGGCCCGTCGTGCTTTTTCTTCTTATGATAATTTTTTCTCACTATGTCTTAATGATTTTAAGGCCTCCATGACTCCGCCATAGGGCCCATGTTCAACTGATTTGTACTTTATATTTCTAAAACTTCTTCTAGGATTTCCCCAGCCCCAGCTATAAGGCAGGTCTCTTCCTCTATGGACCTGAAATTCCATATCCTTTAGTTGTTTTAAATCTTCTTTGATCTCTAGAACTTTTTGTGCTCTTTGGAATCCTTTTAATTTGGTTAAGTCTTGATTATCTTTATAAAACTCTTCAGCGAGTCTAGAAAATCTACGCTTAAACAAGTTCGCTGATGCTATCTCAGTTCTAAACTCATGTTCAGGATCTCTGATAGTATCGGGTGTAGTTGTCGTAAATACTTTTCAATCGTCTTTAAATATATCATATACACCGTAAGGGTAATTTCTATATTTTACGTCCGGATAATAAGGCTTCACAAAAAAATTAATGGGGTGTGCTCCGTCAACAGAGAGCTCTCCATTAACTGCTCGAGTTCTTAGGTGTAGCGCATTTGCTGCCTCTTCCGAAATACTTTCATCCACGATTAAATTAATATCTATATCAGAATGAGGGGTATATTTATACCCTGTGATAGAACCTAATATCATAGCTCTGTCAAGCCATTCCAGCGGGCAAATATTATCTTTAATAATGAACAATATTTGTTGCCTAAGTTCAGGACGTAATTTAAGGTTTTCTTCTCAAACGTCTTTAGCTAAATGTTTTTTTGGTGTATCTAAAATACCTGCTTCTTTGTTTAAATCATTAACAACATTTTTTAAGTAAATTTTAGTGTCGTTTTCTACGTTAGGGGTTCACTTATTTACAGCTTCTCCTAACGTTAGGTTACGTTTCGAATCTATCTGAATCTGTCTGATTCCTGCTGACCTTCCGTCCTTTAAATCTTTAAACACCGCAAATCCCTTAGGTCCCTTTACTGCTCCTTTTTGTCCTACGAACTTTAGGTTATGTGGGTTATTATTCCTAGTGGCTAAAGTGTCTGACTTGCCATGCCCTTCCCACTTACCTATAATTCTACTTAACTGTGCACTATTAATAGTCTTTAGAGGAGTCGTCTCTGTAATTAACTTTTTCTTAAGTTTTGTATTCCAGTGGGCGTTAATAGTTCCTGCAGTACTCTGCTTTTTATTTTTAGAAGGTGTTTTAGTGTTTATATAGTCACGTCCGCGTTCGGAAGTTTCTAATGATGGGTGTTGTGAAAACACTCTATGCGAATACACTACATTGTTTCTCTCCTTCATAATTTGAAGCAGTCTTTTCTTACGTTCTCGCTCTTTACGTCTCTTTTTTTCCTCAGCTGTTTCAGCTTCTTTTAAAAGACGCTCTACTTCAATATTAAACGCTATTTTAGTAATAATATCCATTATACCTACTTCAGCTTTTCTTTTATATAAGTCTTAGCAGTACTATAGTTCTCTTTAATTGCTGCTTTTAATTTTCTTTGGTCACCGGGTATAAATCCTTGATTACCTTTAATATAATCCTTGGTGTACTTTTTACCATCGTTAGCGTAAGTCTTAGCTCTGCTATACAAGGATACGGCTCGATCCGCTATTGTGGGATTAGGTTTAGTGTATCTTTTTGGGAGCTTATACCCCGTTATCGTAATATTAGGGTCAGATTGCGCAGCATATACGCTGTCTGGGAAAGAAAAAGTACTGGCAGGGTTTCGATACTGATCTTTTGGCCTAATCTTACCGGTAGTTGAATTATACCAATTATACCTCTGCTTACGTTGGTTTTTACCTACTCGAGTAGATTCTGAAAGCTCTAGAGTGTAATTAGCGGGGTCGGGTAGCGTAGGTTTGGGAGTTACTGTAAACTCTTTTTTTACTCGTTTCTTTAGCTTGCTCTGATTTCCAGGTAATCATCCTTCATTACCTTTTATATAATCAATAATATTTGAACATTTTACAAAGCCTAATTTTTTTAACATGTGCCTATTCTCCATTTAAATCATCAATATGGGGGATTTCTGTCTTCTCACTACTGTCCTGCTCTTTTAATTTAAATTCAATTGCTTCAAAGATGCTTTCATTATCAGTATTCTCTTGAATTATTCTGTCCACTCGATCAGCTAACTTGACAGCTAGTGATCCCCACTTCTGTGCAAGATCGGGATCTACTCGTGAGCGCTCTTTAAAGTTATAGTATGAATCTGATAACATATCTCTTAACATATTATCAAACGATTTATCAGGTGCTGCCCCTAATTTCCAAAGAAGGTAATCTTTATCTCCCTGTAAAGCAATTCTATAAAACTTTTTAATTGTACTGTCTGTTACAGAATCCACTAATTTTTTACGTTCTGCTACATTAAGACCTGCAATATCGAAAAAGTATTTAAGAAACATTTCAATGTTATCATGAGAGTATTCAACATTATACTTACCATTAACTATTAACTCAATATCCTCGGAGGTAATTCTCGCTATAGCTAGGCTGGTAATAAGTCGAAACATAAGTGGATCATCTAAAAGTTTAAAAGCGCCTTTAATTGACTCAATATCGTCTCCGGTGTATACGTCAAATACATACCCAAACATTTCAGATATTCCCCAGTCTTTTAGCCATTGTACTTCTACAGAAACTTTTTTATCTTTAAAGTAATCTGGTTGTTCATCAGACATTTCTTCATGGATCTTCTGGACACCAGGTAACGGAAAAGACAAATTAACTTTTTCTAAACGAGTTAAAATTTCCGCAGGCTCTAGTCTTCCTGCAACTAATGTTCTTACGTATCTTTCGTGTGGTATTTTCATTAATCTATTTGGTGATAAAAATATCGTTTTCCACGTTGAGGCACAATTCTAAAATTCCTATCGTCTCCCTCAAATAAAAGTCCAGCCTTTTTATCAATTTCAATTAAATTAGCTGTGCCTTTGGAAATACAAGTGTATACATTAACGTGTCCCTTTTTACTAAATGAGCCCTCTTTAGTTAGAAATTCTTCTGGGTGGTCTTTCGACCGACGTATCGGTACAGGATAATTTCTATCTAACGGGTTCTTCTTTGATGACCAAGAATACACAGTGTCTGGAGTACTTACTGACGCCAGTCTAATATCAAAATGTATTCCTTTATTATTTTTATGTGAGAATACAGCATACTTAAAGTGTGTCTCATCCAAGTCGAACTTTAAGTATTTGAAATTCTTACTATAAAATTTTTTCGCCATATAAGTTAATGATTACTTATTAAAAATGCCCTTCAAAGCGTTTTTATCTAGCGCCATTTTTGTTTCCCATCTTGCAAACTGTTCGTCAAGTTTACCTTGGAAAATATCATTGACTGTTGTTTTTAAATCGCTCCAGCTCTCTGGAGGATGTTCTTCAGCAACTTTAACAAAAAGAGTCTCAAAGTCTTTATCTGTTTCCAAAGTTACGTTTTCAGCTTCCTTAAATATTGGGGTATCTTCAAAAAATTCTCGCACTTTATTATCTCCCTCCTCATCAAAGAAATTTATAATTATTTGTTCTGACATAGTTTAGTCCTCATCCATTATACTAAAATAAAAATCTAGTACTGCGTCATCTGGCTGTTTGTCAAAGGATGCTACTAAATCATTATTGTCGTTAAAAACAGAAATAGGACTACTCTCTAGTCCTACACTGTAATCAATTGTGTACCCAAAATTAGATTCTAGGTAATCTTTAATATGCTCTGCTATAATATATTGGCTACTTGAACCATTAGTTTCAATTGTGAAATACATTAGTCGTATATTTTTTTGGTTCCATAAGCTCCAACACCTAGTGTAGCTGCTCCTGTAAGTCCTGCATTATTTACCATCGCTTTACCTACATTGCCTCTATGTAATTTACCTGCTGTTCCAGCAGCATTTGATCTTACTCCTCCTTTAACTGCTTTCCCTACAGCTTTTCCGATTCCTTTTATGACCTTAACAGCATGAGTAAGAATAGCTGCATCTTTTTCAAAATAAGGTCTGAAACTAAACTTGCCTAGTTTTGGGATCGGTTGTTGTTCTTTTTTAGGTTTAGGCGTTTGATCGACTGTCTTTAAAGTTGTTGACGTTGTGGCTTTAACCTGCTTATCAGATTTACCTTTACCAGCTACATTAACATTTGCTGATTTGATTATAAGTCCTTTATTATCTCTTCCAAATCCAGACATAGCGTTGGCTCCTAAAACTGCTCCTCCTGCAATAGCTGCTCCTCCTGCTAATTGCTTAGCTCCCGTAGCCGCTCCTTGGCCTAGAAGAGTTTCGCCTAGCCGACCAGTGGTTCCCAGCCCTGCTTTCCTGGCTGCCTCCACTTTTTCTGCAGCTTCTTTAGCTTTCCTGGCTGCCTCCACTTTTTCTGCAGCTTCTTTAGCTTTTCTAGCTTTTTCAGCTTCTTTAGCTTTTCTAGCTTCTTCAGCCTTCCTCCCCCTAGTGTTTGCGTCTCTTACCTTACGCTGGTTCCTTAAAACTCGTGCTTCACTATTACGCTTTGCTTGGTGGGCTACCTGCTTAACTTTCTTGCCTGTAGCTTGAGCTGCTCCGCCTATAGCTTTGCCTGTAGCTTTGCCTGTAGCTTGAGCTGCTCCGCCTATAGCTTTGCCTGCGTTTGTAATATTACTTATTAATTCTTGTTTAGCTGCTCCAAACTGTCTGCCCGCGTCGGAAAAATGTCGAGTGGTTCTTTGGCCTTGGCCAATTAAACCTCCGTCGAGACTGTGGCCTTTACCACGTATTCTAGATAGCTTTCCCTTAGCAGCGCTGCCAGCACCTTTAGCAGTTGCCTTCAATCCTTTAAGTAATTTACCTAAACCCATGAAGGCTTCTTTGTATAGTCCAGAAGCCTCTAATTGCTCTATTTCATTTAAAAATGTTTGTCTAACTAGTGGGTGCATGTCGTTCTCCTACTTCTTGGTTTCTTTCTTTTCAGGTAACGCTTCCTTCATTTTAATTTCAATAGGCTTATATTTTCCAGTTACAGAATGTATTAGGCTATCCATAGGACTTACTGCAGTAATTGTATCTTGTTTTGCATTTACCATTTTAAGAGGGTATTTCTTCAAGTGTGTGAATCCTTGATTAGCGTAGTGTAAACTATCGGAAGGTTCTACCTGAGCTACCGGTCCTTCAGGAGATTGCATAACAATTTTCTCTCCGAGCTTAACTCGTTCAGTGGGGCGCTGTGTTGAACTAATCATATATTTCCCTGCTACATAGCTAGGTATACCTACCATTGCCATTCCTGCTGCAGTCGCTGCAGTATCAGATCCACCTGTTCCTACTACACCTCTACCTAAATGGGAAAACATGTTTTTAGCTTTTCTCTTTTTCTCGAGCTCTTTAAGCTTTAGTTTTTCTTCTTTAAGTTTAGCTACCTCTACTCTATTTTTACGGCCGTATCCGGCTCGGATATTAGCTTCCGTTCTAGCACGTTCCTGTCTAGCTATTGTAGGTGAATACTGCTCTTTAACCTGTTTCTTCTTTTTAAACCAGCCTATACGTTCAGCTTTTTCTGTACGTAATTGTTTAGCCGCTATTTCGTCTATCTTAGCAACATCAATTTTTTTAGCTGTCTCTACAGCCTGTGTAGCCTTTCTACCATGACTTTCTGCTTTACCTAAAGAGTTCATAGAACCAGTCTGCCACCATTTAAGACGGGCTAAAGCATTATGAGTTCCTTGTGCAGCCCTATGGAACTTTTCTTGGGCCTTTAACGCTGGGTGACGTAAAAAATTAAAGAACTTAGCTGTCAGTCCAGCCTCTTTCAAAAACTCAAAGGCTTCTGTATGTGTGTCTGCATTTGCAATCTTTACTAGCTCATCTGCAAACGCCGCATTAAAAATATTATTTTCTGTGATATGCATATTATAACTCCAGTTTACGTAGTATATATTTAGAATATATCTTTTTTTAGCTTATTTGTCAAGCCTAATCTTCCTCATACGATTCGAGTATCTTTGTGACTAAAGAATGTCGAACTATATCTTCTCTTGTGAACTTAACTACCCTTATTCTATCGTCTTTATCTTCAAGTCGGTGGACCGCATCAGTAAGTCCGCTAACCTTATCGGTAGTGTCCTGTTGTCTCTCGTCTCCTGCTACAATTATGTGCGAATTTTTTCCTAGCCTGGATAAAAATAATTTAACCTGTGTGGGGCTAGTGTTTTGTGCCTCGTCTAGAATTGCGACGCAATTTTCAAGCGTTATACCTCTCATGTACGCTAGAGGTAATACTTCAATAGTCTTATCCTTTACCATAATATCGGCGACTGTTTTGGTAGCGATCTTTTGTATATTCATATAAAATGAAAACATAAATGGATCAGTCTTCTCTTCTACAGTCCCAGGTAAAAATCCAAGCTTTTCTCCCGCTTCAACGATAGGTTTAGTTAGATATATCTTTTTTATCTTCCTATCCTTATCTTTTAAGACCATTAGTGCTGCTAACGCAGCAATATACGTCTTACCAGTCCCAGCGGGACCAGTTGCAAAAGTTAAAGGGTTTTTAACTATCGAGTTATATAACTCTTCTTGCCGCCAAGTTCAAAAATCTGGGGTAATCCTAACATTTCTTAAGTTATTAATACCCGCTGAGTTTCTCCCCTTTTTTGCATGTAAATCTTTTACGTTTCTTTTCTTCTTTTTGCTCATGTATAAATAATCCTTGGTTAGTTAATATGTAAGGTGAACCTAAATTAACTAACGGACTATTCAATCTTTTCTATCCACTTGTCTAATATTTCGTTTCCTGAGCTATGTTTTGACCAGTCGCCTCCATCCCAGCCAGTCTGTATCTCTACAGATTCGTCGGTCGAAGGAGACAATAGTTTATTTGAAGCGTACCCACCTACTAAAGCTGTAGGTCCATACTTAGCTGCCATGTATAAGGCTTTATCTTTTTTGGTAATATTTTTAGGGAAAGGAAGTTCCGCATTAACATCGCCTTTTGTATAAAGTCTATTATGAATATTTTTACTTTGTTTTGTCTGTTTAGACACCATATCAGCTACACTGGACTCTGGCATCCAATCACTCTTAGCCATGTGTTTGTTGAGGTAGTCATTTACGCGGTACTTTGTTACAGGCTTAGAAACAATTTTGTTAACGCCTGTTCCACTCATAATACCAGCTTCTATTGGTCCCATTCGTGTTTTACCTATTGTAACGACATCATCCACAGGAGTTACAGCTTTTTTACCTTTTAACTTGTCCAATGCTTTAGATAAAAACTTTCCAAAGGCATGCTCAGCTTTTCCCATAGTACTGATACTTTTCGCAGCTTGTAAAGGAATAGCTGCAGCAAGTTTTTGTCCTTGTGAGTTTCCTTCGGGTGGAGCAGAGTCCTTATGCTCTGGCAGCCCTTTATGCTTAGTACCTGCAAATTCTCGTATCTGCTCTTCAGTCATAGAGTCAGCTGCATCCTTAACACTTTGTGATACACGATCTCTAGCAATCTCACCTGTCTTAAGTGCTAAAACAAGTCCCATAAATTTTTGTTGTGCTTTACTTTCTGCTGGCATAATTACTCTCCTGTCTTATAATTGGGGGCAAGTACTTTCTTACCACTATTCATAAATTGTGTGGTAGTCTGATTTTTAGGTATGTTTACTCCTACAGACTTACCTGATGCAATTCGTTTTTGAGAAGGGGACCCATACATCTTCCAAGCCGTTCGTTTCACAAAACCTAGGTTCTTAGAATTATAGCTAGTTCCTTCTGGAACTTTAGGAGGAGCTCCTAAATCAAGTCCAATTTTTTCAAAGCCTAAATCTTTTAAAGTCATATTACTTACCCTTCTTCTTAGTTAGCCTTTTCTCTGCTTCCACCAATGCTTGTGGATATATCTTTCCACTACTAACAAATTTAGTTGAGTCTGAAGAATGCATTTTATATAATTCTTCAGTAGGCATAGTTATTTTGTTGAGTGTCTTAACACTAAGTTCTCGTAAAGTGTCATCCTTTACTTCAGTTCCAAACACGCCCGCTATGAGCGGTGCATGCTTCTCTTTTAATTGTTCCACTGCTACACTTTTTAACTTAGACCCTACAAAAGGTACATCTTGTACAGCCTGTATCTTCTTAGCTCCTGCTACAGTTTTAGGATGCTTAGATCCAACTAAAGCCAGTTTATTAGAAACCACGTCCACTAATGTGGGTGTTTCCTCTGCTATTTTTGTGAAACCTAGTTTTTTAAATATAATCATAATTAAAATCTCATTTTAAGTGATAGTCGCCCCCAATCGCCTTTCCCTTTTGGAAAGTTGTATTGAAATGACGTCCTATTATAGTTGCCTTTGCCTTTTTTGTGGTAGGAAATTTTCCGACTTGTTACAGCTTCGATAGCTTGTCTAAGTTTAGGGTTGTTTCGCGCTGCAAAATAAGCTGTTGGTGCAGCTACTGCTGTAGCTAGTGCTCCTTTAGGATTTTCCTTAACAATATTAGTGACTTCTTTTACCCTATCTTTAAAATAATTTTTCACGTCTCCGTGAGTCTTTTTATATTTACTCACATCTTTAAAAACAGCCTCCACTGGCTTTTCCCATACAGGAGGGTTATCTTTTTTAGTCATCAAAGATTTATTGATGTTTAACATCGAAGACCTCGCTACTTCTGGTATTTTTACAGGGCCAGGTTTAAGCGCCATAGAAGATGACGAAGACATCATAGTCTCCTCACCTTTTGCTAATTTTATAAATCCTAGTTCTCTAAACATTATCTATAAAGATCCATATTGTCTACTGTAATTCACCTAGTAATTCTATCTTCAGTCCACCAGACATATTAATAAAGTTAATAATTTACTACCTTTTTTTAGCACTGTTAAAAAATCTATTTACTGTTTTCATATGATCTCTAGCTGCAGCTGATTCAGATGCACCTGTGGTCTTAGTACCACTGCCTGTAGTAAGCGTATTATTCCATTTACGAGTCGTAGTAGGAGTTTTCATTTTGTTATCCTTACCCACATAAGCAAGGGTATGCTTAATTTCCTTAATGGTCTGATCCGCATGCCTAGAAGTATCAGAAAACGCTGTTACTCGACCCGCATCTAACTCTCTTAATAAATGAGCTGCGTCAAATTTAGGATATTTCTTAGGGCTATTACCATAAGAGGTCAAAACATGGCCTACCACTTTTTGTTTGTGGTCGCCTTCTACCCTAGGTGTACTATGTCTCGATTTAATGACTTTAGTCGCTCTCTCTATTGAGTCGTCTTCTGCTAATTTTACAAAGCCTAATTTTTTTAAATTCATGTTAATGTCTCCATCATCTAAACGTGTTCTAATATAAGAACGCTCTTTATCAAATAACTCTAGTTGCTTACTAGCTGGTTTAGCTGGTTTAATTGGCTTGTCTGTTGTGGGTATTGCTGTAATTTTCTTCTTTGTGTTTGTCGGGGTGAAAAAACGTGCCGGGATATTATCAGTCTTACGAGCTATACTGGCTTTTAAAACGGCCTGCTGCCGAGTATACTTTTTTGCATACATCAAATGACCTATATATCTCTGGATGGGAGTTCTCATTTACATACTCCCTAAATACTCCCTATTGTTATTCCGAAGGTATTACTAATTGGTGTTTTAATCTTCATTATGAAGTGGACAAACATGCCCATGGTATTCCATTCTATCAAGATCACCATTTAAAGATTGTAAAGTTCTTTCACCATCTAAAATTGTATCATGAAAAGCTACTGTAAATAAATCTAAAATTGCCGCTAATCTAGATGTGTTACTTACATAAAATTGACTTGAGCAAATAGCTTTTATCCCTTCTACTACAATTTTAACTCTAGATTGATGCCAATAATTAAATTTTTCCACTATAAGGTCAGGAATGCCGTTAAGCTTCGCCCTCTCTTCGTATTCAACTACACAATCCATTACAAGTGTTATTAATTCATCTTTTAATTCATTAGGGTGTCGCTTTTCTCAAGCTTTCTTATCCATTACATATGACATTAAAATGTCTCTGCAACACTCGAATTTTATACGTAAAAAATCAGAGAAAACTGCTCGCCTAAATGGATCCGTGAACGGAATATGTTTAATATCATATCGCATCCATGCGTCCATTCTAAGAAAAAAAGTATGGTAAGATAAAGGATAGGCTTTTCGATACTGCGCTAAGCGCGCTGTAAGGAATTTGTAAGCCGGTCTCCTAAAATACCATAAAAGCAATAACGCTAGGAGTATTCCGCCGGGAA